AATGCGGCATCAATTTTATCTGCTACATCTAATTGTTGTTGTAGTTGTGTAAGATCTAAACCAGTATCTTGTTCTTCTTTGTCTGTTGGATAATCAGAATTTGCTTGATTCTCCATTGGCGGTAAATCAAATACATCTTCAATTTTTTTGTTCATGTTTTTTTCCTTTTCTTAGGATTATTGAATAATTCATTTTCTGTTAATACTCTAAACCCTACACCTTTTTGTTGACAAAAAACTTTAGCGGCTTGCCATTTAGCTTCATTAACAATAGCTTGAGCTTTTTGCATATTACTTCTGGCATAAGCTAGTGTTTGTCCAGCAGGTTTAATCTCAATCATTTCTGCTTTTCGATTTTTATCTTTATCTTCATAAACTATAAAAAAATCTGGTACATAATGTGTATTTTTTCCTGTAGCTGGATTTCTATATGGTATTCTGTGTGCTTCACTTGCCCATGCTAATATATTTGGGTGTGTATCACAAACTCGCATAAACTTTAATTCCCAGCCACTGCGATATCTAGGACTGTGTTTTCCTATATACTTATTAGGATTTTGTATCTTATAGATACCTTGTTGAAATTTATTTGCCATTATAGCAGTATTTATCTTTAGCGTGGACCTGCGCCTGCACTTGCGTCTGCAGGCAATCCCTTTGGAAATACAAAGGTTTTACCATTTACATTTCTTAATGTTTCTTTTGATGGATTATACGAACCTTTAAAAGCTCTTCCACCACTGCTTGTATTGGTGTTTGAAAAAGGTTGTACAACTGGGTCTTGTTCAACTGCTTGTCTATTACTTAATATACCTGCTAGGTTTCCGTTTATTGCTTGACTTTTCTCTACATTTTCTTCAGCTATATCTTTATCGAGTGAGTCAATATTAAAATGTTCAGGTTGGAACACAACATTGTATAATATTGGTTGACTATCTGCATAACTTAATGTGTCATGATTTATTGTTTGTATCATACAATTATAAAGTGTTATAGTTCTACCGCCTTGTTGACTATCTACATTACTAATTTTTATTTCTTCAAACATGAATCTTTTTGACTTATCAATACTTTTTGCACCAAAAGGAGATGACCCGCCAGTAAAGGTTGGTTCAATAAGATTGTATCCACTAAATTGGCTTTCATCTAAATTATGTCCATGAAAATAATGATTGCTGTATGCTTTCAATAGTGTTTGAAATTGGTTATCTTTTGTATCATAAAAACTTATCGGAATAGTACCAATGGTCATTCTAGTAGGTACATGCCTTTGTCTGTTATATTGATTGAATGTTGTTATCCCATAATCAACATCCGGAAGACCAACCGAAGATACTCTATCAAAAACAAAAGATTTGCCCATACTTTCATCTGATAATTTTATGCCTTCATTCAGCATAAATTCCACGTAAAAATTATATTTTAGACGTGGGAGTAATGTATGATCTCCGTCTACACCAAAATGCTCTGCGGCGGCATTGTATGGGCCGGTACGGCTAACTAGTGCCATAGACTAATCCTTATGTTGCGGTACCAGCACCAGTAGCATTACTTAGAGTTTGATCAGGTGTAGTTCCTGTTAATGTAGCTTGGTTAGCGGCATCAAAAATCTCTGCGTTATCATAACGAACACTTACTGTTACTTGAACTTGTTCGCTACTTGCATATGCTAATTCACCATATTGAATGTTTGAAATATAGCAACCTGCAAGTTCAAAGGTGTCAAGTACACCTGGAGTAGGACTAGCACCATCTAATGTTTCTACTTTCATTTGAAACTTGTATGCTGAACCTGCTCTAGGAGCTGATTGATTTGCGTGATCAACTTGTCTGTTAAGTTGATTATTTAATTCTCTTAATACTGCACTGTCTACATCATCTCTGAGAACACATGTTACTGGATCCCAGGTATGTTTACCTGCTAGATAAATTCTACTGTTGTATGCATCTACAATTGTCTCGTCGTGTGTTAACGCTGGTCTGCTTACACTCACAACGCTACGTGTAGGCGTTGAACTAAAGCCTTCTCCAATAAACGTAACTCTAAAACGATACTGGAGTTTCGGCATGATAGTTGTTGTGTTTCCTGCATTGTCTGGAACACCTAGTGTTGTAATAACTGCCATTGGAATCTCCTCATATTATCGGCTAACAGTATTTATATTGTTTACCCAAAAAATTAGGCGCACTGTGGCGCCTAATTAAGTATTATGTTAATTTTTTTTAGTTTGTTGCGGCTAATGTACCAGTATTCACTAATCTAATCGGAATGTAAATAAATTCTGCCGCTTTTGAAGGTTCAATTGCAACATCTACATAAAATTCATTACGATCAATTCTTGCTGGAGTATTATTGCTTGTATCACACACTACTGCAAAATCATTAAGTCCTCTTCTACTGAGAATGTCAGCTAAGAATCTTTCAAAAGCAACTTTTGCTCTTGCTCTTGTTTGTGCATCATTGATCTCAAACAAGAATGGTCTCGCTAGTTCGTCAAATCTATCTCTGAGATATGCAACAAGTCTTGCAACATTAACTCTGTCTAATGCACTTGTTGTACCGTGTAAAGTTTTTTGTCCAAAAATTACTGTGCCTTGTCCAGGGAATGTTGTAATTGGATTTAACTTTGCAGTATACATACTATCACGTTGTCCTTGTGTAAGGCTTACCGCTTTAAATTCACCTTCAGTAGTAATGTGTCCTACTGAGGTTGCATTTTGTACAACACCTCTTGTTAAGCCAGCAGGAGCGAACCACTGAAAGCTAATGTTGTCATTGTATGCGAATGTATAAAGTGCCATATGACTCGGAGGAACTGCAACTGTTGCACCACCTAGTGGTTCTGTTGTCTGTCCAGCTGGATAGTAAACTGCACTATATGTGTTTTTAGTTACTAGTCCATCTTCTCCGTTTTCTGATGCGTTTGCAGTATTCTGCACCCAATTTACTGCGGCAGTTGGTGTTTTACGCATTGGAGTATCAACAATAATAAATCCTGTTTCACCTCTATCACTGTTCAATGTTACCATTTCGTCTGTTAGTTCAGGATAGTTAGGTGCCGCCAACAAGCTAAATCTGTTGCTTGGATCTCTTAAATCTGATCCTGCGGCAACTGCTTGAATTGCTGTTGCGATTACTTTACGTTGTGCATATCTTCCAAATGCTCCACTTCCGTCTGCATGATTAGCGGCACCATTTCTCCATGCTGTACCGTTCCATGCACGAACTGTGTTTTTACTTTGTGCCATGTTGATAACAATCATGCCTGCTGGATAAACACCTGCACTTGGTGCACCAGTAACTGTAGTTGCTTTACCACCATTACTGTTATCACTTGCTGTATCTGTAATATCAGCAAACAATACACCGTTTGATGTAGTTTGATCTGTATTATCATGTAATACCCATGCACTGTTTCCAACATTACGTTTGTAAATTTTTGGATATGCACGTTCGTTGGCTTGATTCTCGCCTGCTAGTGTTGTATCAACCCAAATATCTCCTGCACTAGGTGATGTTGGAGCAGTTGTACTATAAGTTGGTGTTATTCTTGCATAACCACTGTTGATTGTATACATATCAAGTGCATTTATTGTATTGTCAAACCAATACTGCCCATTTGCAGGTGTTGCTGTTGGAGTATTAGCTTGTGCTTGAAGATCAGGTGTTGTTAATGCACCTACCGCACCACCAGTTACTACTTCTCTTACTACTAGTGTACCACGTGTATTAGCTTGTTGGTCTAATAATAAGTTGCCAACTACGGCTGTACTTGCACTTAATACAGTTGCACTTGAACCATCTTGTGGTACAAAGTCACCAATTGCGCCAGCACCGTCAGTTTGTGTTGTGCTAACACCTTGTACTGTTTTTGCTACAAATGCTGTACTTGTGCTACTGTATGCAAAGAATTTAAGATCAATTCCGTTACCTGCACTAGTTGTTTTAATCCAAATGTCACCAGCGGCTGGTGAGCCCGGTGCACTATAATGTTCGTCATATGTTGCATCACCTGCGGCTAGCGAATTATCAATCAATTCCCATGCACCGCCTGCACCATGAAAGTATTGTAAACTTATCTGTCTAGCGGCAGTAGTTGCAATTTCATTGTCAACATGAATAACAACAAGATATGTGTCGTTAGTTGCGGCACTTGCGGCTGTACTAGGTGTATGATTTGTTGCACCGTCTACAGTTGCCTGTGCGCCTGTTGCGTTAATTTCTACAGTTGGGATTTTATTTTCCCATGTACTGTTTGTTGCACTCCATTCGTGAATACCATATCTGCTTGCGTCTGTGTCTAACCAAAGACCATTTGCAGTTGCATATGCACTAGTTGGTGCAGTAGTTGCGGCTTCGAGTTGCCCTAAGTTTAAGTCTGCTCTCACAACAAATGCTTGATTTCCTTGTCCTAAATAACTGTACGCCGCCATTAAACCGTATTCACTGGTCTCACTGCCTTGTACTATTGATGTTCCACTTTTAGTGAATGTCGGATTACCAAAAAACTGTGTAAGTTCACGTTGGCTGGTAACCTTAACTACGTTACCAGCAACTGCACTTTTTGTTTGTTTTGCAATTCCGTCGGCTTCACTACCAGTGGGATCTGTTTTGTCTTGGCGTGTTGCTATTAGTAGTAAAGGAACAGTACCGGC